GTATCCACTGCCAAGTCCATATCGCCCGATGTGGGTGCTGTGCCTGTGCTACCCAACCAACGGTCCCGGGGAAATTCTAGTCCTGTGAGCTGCTCAATCCAGGCCACAGTAGCAGGCACATCGCTTTGATTGATGCGACCTGTGAGTGACTGACCTTCTGCATCCTTGAATACATTGCCGCCTTCTAGTAGTGTGCGTAGACTTTTCATCGTTGTGATTTCATTTTGTTGTATAATATTCGGCCTGGATCAAATCCTCGACTCCAGGTCAAGGATTCTCTGAGTCTACCCGAGAGTGCTAATTTTATAGCATCTTGTTCAGACATCCCCGGTGGCACTTTTTTAGCTGTTATTGCAGCCTGTTGAGGAGAAAACCCCAACTTTATCAGCGCCTGTTCTACGCCAGAAGGTTCTGCCTCAGGTGTGCCAGCTGGAGGAGCAGGTGGTGCTGCTGGAGGAGCAGGTGGTGCTGCTGGAGGAGCAGGTGGTGCTTGTGCCGGTGCATTACCGGCTGCAAGATCTAGATACTCTTTGTAGGCCTTTACATGAGCCGGATCATTGGCATTGTATGGTTTGCCATTTATTGTAATCTTGCCTTCTTTGTCTGCTTGTACGTTGTTTGGATTGTTACGTTCGTCTGGATTCAACCACCCCAATCCGGCTTGATTGGCATTGTATCTTCTCATGGCTCGTACTATTGAACCACCAATGTCGACTTTTTCTGCTTTGTTAGGTGTTTGTTTAATTTTGTTAGGATCTGCTGTTGGTGCTGCTGCGGGTTCAGTTTCTGGTGCTGGTGCTGCCGCCGGTTCAGTTACTGGTGCTGGAGCTGCCGCAGGTGCTGCCGCTGTTGGCTGAGCTGGCACAGCTGGTGCTGGCAATGCTGCCTGTGCGGCTGGTGCTGGTTTAACCTTGGCATCAACGTCAATCACATTGGGATCATAATTTGTGCCAAGTTGTTTTGTTGTGTTAGGCTTTGGTCCAGGCAACTGCGCAGGTGCATCTATTGTTTGCAGTTCGGGAGCAGGTGCAGCCGCTGTTGCCAAACTGGTGCTTGGTGCGGGTAATCTTGGTGCGGCTCCCGATTGTGCAGTGCTTTTCATTCTGGGCGTAGCAGTGTATTGCGGTTGCACACCTGGGCCCACATTAGTGCCGTAGTTTTTCTTGGGTGGTGGTTGGCCGAAATCAAGCTCTTTGAGAGTGCGCTTTAGAGGCTGTGTGATTTCAAAGATCTGCATGAGTTCTCCTTACTGAACGTTCAAATTTGCCTGTGTCTCTGTGACGGATAGCATTGAGCAATTTGCGTTGCAGATTTTCAGCTTGGTCAGCTGGATATTCAGCTTCTATTTGTTCTAGCAATCTAATAGCTGATTCGATAATGTTGCTGGCGCGAGTTTCAATCACCAATCGGCGATCACGCTCTACGTACAAGTTATCTAGCTCTTCTAAGATGCTACGTGTCTTCTTTTGCATTTATTCACGGGCCTTTGGATTATTTAGTGGAAATGCTGTTGCAATAAATATCTAATACAAGGAAACAGTATGACCAGCCAGATCAACCCCGCTACCATAGATGGCAATTACCCTATTGCCGGCGTGCCCAATAACACACAGGGCATGCGCGATAACTTCACAGCAATCAAGACAAATTTTCAATTTGCAGAAACTGAAATAGATGATCTGCAATCAAAAGGTGTGTTTAAAGCCGCGTTAACAGGAACCACCCTGGACAACAACATGGCCAATAACCTGATCTACAATGCCAAAATCCAAGGATTTTCAGGCACACTAGTGCAGATTGCCAACACCACAGGAGCAATCACTGTGGATTGCAGTGCTGGACATGTGCAAACCATCGTGATGGGCGGCAACATCAGCATTAGCTTTACCACTGCCACTTGGCCAGCAGCTGGCAGTGTGGGCATTGTGCGACTAATTATCACTGTGGATACTCCAGGACGCACACTGACTTTACCAGCAAACGTCAGCTTGGGCACTACAGGTATACAAGGTTACAGCGGCAATGTTATTACATTTGCAGCCGCTGGCACATACGAATTTGGTTTCCTTACATACGATCAAGGCACAATAATCACCTTGTTTGATTACAATCGTCCATTGAGCTACTATACCAACAGTGTGACCATTGCTGATACTACTGCAACTACCAGTGCTGTTACAGGTGCGTTAACTGTGGCAGGTGGTGTAGGCATTGGTGGCAACTTGTATGTGACTGGAGATATCTTTGGCAATGTCACGTTAACCGACATTTCTGTGAGCTCTGTAACTGCCACTGGTAACGTTGTGGGTGGCAACATCAACACTGCTGGCCTAGTATCAGTCACAGGCAACGTAATTGGCGGCAATGTCAATGCTGGTATTGTCAGTGCTACTGGCAACGTGCAAGGCGGTAACTTGCGCACAGCAGGTTTGATTTCAGCTACGGGCAATATCACTGGTGGTAATATCACTGGTGCGGCCAACGTCAACGCTACCACACACACAGGCACCACAGTGTCAGTCACAGGCAACATCACTGGTGGCAATATCAACACTGCTGGACTGACCTCAGCCACAGGCAATGTAATTGGTGGTAATGTTTCAACGGCAGGATTGATAACCGCAACTGGCAACATTACTGGCGGTAACATATTATCCAGTGCTGTGTTGTCTGCTGTGGGCAATGCTGTGGTATTGTCAGGCACTGCTATTCCTACGGGTGGCACAACAGGTGCTGGTTACAAATTCTCCAGCACTGCTAACTTTGGTATTTTCTTTGGTTCAGGTGCGCCTACATTGAGTGCTGCCAAAGGATCATTGTATTTGCGCAGTGATGGCACCACCACAAACGATCGCATGTATGTCAACACCAATGGTTCAACAACTTGGACCGCTGTGACCACAGTAGCTTAACCAGTTTTGATCTTGCCCAGCAGTTGTTTGAGCTTGGCACTTTGCACATCGCCCGACACTTTGGCTGTATCTAAACCAGGGGTCGGGCTTTCCCATGGTGGGGTGTTTGAACTTTCAGTAGACTGGCTAACTTGACTGCGGGCTTTGATCGAATCCATGATCGACGCTGAGGGTTTCTTTGAATATGTGTCTCCATCTTCTCCGCCTTCGTCAGTAATGCGCATTGTTTCAATGTTGTACTCCAGATCAATTTTTTGACCAACGCCGGTCGAGCTTCTTGACTTCATACACTGTATCTGATACTTGCCGCGCTCTTTCATGGCGCGACTTGTAAAGATACCAAACACATTGTCTGCTGTGTTGATCTTTGAGATACCACCTGAAATATGACTGTGATCAAATTCAATTTCTTCTACGGCCGACCGATTCAACTGACTTGCAGTCACCATCAAAAACCCCAGTTCTTTGGCCAAGTTGCGCAGTTCTTCACTCACATACTTGTCTTTCACAAACAAGTCATTGGGCGATACTTTTGCACTCACAGGCATCAACAAGTCCAAGTAGTCAATCATCACAAAGTCTACTTTTTTACCAGTCTGTATCTGATACTCTTTCAAATAAGCACGGATGTCATTGATGTTGCTTTGTGCAGGTAGGCCTTTCACTTGATAGTTGCCCGACTTCTTGGCCACCAGTTTGACCTTGAGTTCTGTGGTGTCAATGTCCTTGCGAATGTCCTTGGTGCTCATGTTGGTTAACATAGCATCTGTTCGCAAACTTGTGAGTTCTTCACTAAGTTCTAGTGTGATGTACACACCACTCAAGCCCTGTTGCAACCAGTTTAGTGCAATGTTCATCATCACAAGTGATTTACCCGACCCCGACCCGCCAGCAAAGATATTGAGTTCACCTCGACTGAACCCACCATACAACAGTCGATCCAGTTGTGGCCAACCTGTTGACACCTGTCCGCCCGAGTTGAAATACTTTTCAATACGTGCCTTGGGGTCACTGAAGTAGTCTGTGCCCATGTCCTTGGTCAATGATATTTGTACAGCGTCTTTGATTAACTTTTCCACTGGTTCAAAGTCGCCTTTTTCCAGCATGTCTGCGGCTTTTAAAATAGCACGTTCTAATTCTTGACGTTTGGTAAACTGTTCAAACTCGCCCATGAACCAGTCAAAGTGACCTTCGTTCAAGTCTGGCACTGCTTGTAGTTTGATGCCTGTGGTGGCTGTGATCTGTGTGCGGTCAGGAAGTGTTTTGTGTTTGTCTGAATGCTCTTTGATGAATTCAGCCGCAGGCCTCAAACTCTTGTCAAAGTTCTGCGGGTTATAGATGTTCTGCACACGCACATAGCTCTGTGCATCTTCCAACATCATTTCTAAAAATAAACGTTGAACGTCAAGTCCGTATTCTTTTAGCAAGTGCTTTTTTCCTTAGTTCTATTTTGATTCGGCTGGTCTCTCTTGATTGCATTATAGTTAGCAAGGCACCTAATCGTCCCAACTTTATCACTGCATCGTTGACATCTTTACAACCCTCAGGCCATTCAGGTATGCTCACTGCCCAACCCAGTTCCACTGCTCGGTCAATCAATTCAATTCCAGCCAGGTCCTGATCTGGAACCACAGTGACTTCTTGACCTAGGCTGCGTATCAGTCTTGCTTGTTGATCACTTATGGTGTTGTGCATCACAGCAAGCCCGCCAATGCTGAGTGCATCAAATATGCCTTCGGTCACAATCACATGTTGCCAATCTGAGTGTTGCAAGTCTGTGCCAAACACATAGCCGGGTTGACTGTGACTGATAAACTTGGGCTGTTTTCCATCCAACATCCTGGCAGTCCAGCCCACCATGATGTTGTTGTAGGTAAATGGTATTATAACCTGTGGTCGAGTCCAATGAACGCCATCATTCTTTTCAGCTGTGAGCACAGGAAAGTCTTCGGGCACACATCTTGAGCGCAGGTAGTTCCATTGTGATTCATGTTCCGGTGTAACTATTTCTGCAAACGGTGGCAACTCATCAAACTCACCAAATTGAATGTCGCTGATGGCATTCCAAACCAGTTGTCGGTCACTGAGTATACCATGTATGTTCTTGTGTCGCAGACTTTCAAGATTCAGCATCTCTATTTCTACTTCTGGCACACCCATCCAAGTCAACAGTCGCCGTGCTTTGAACATTACACTGCGTCCCAAGATAAAACTTGCTGTGTAACCACAATTGAAACAGTGATAACTCCAACTTTGATCTGTGACTTTGAGTCCGCCGCGACCTCTAATGTCCTTGGTGCTGCCATTGTGTTGACAGCACACCGCATTGAAACTCAACCACCCTGAAGGTGTGGGTTTCTTTTTCGCAGGCAGATAAGCAAGGATGTCAAGCATCTATACAGTATAGCAGAGTTTGTGTTGCAGAGCAACAGTTAACGATAAAAGATATTGGTAACGTAGCCAGTTGTGATCAGCACAGTTACTGCCTGTGCTTCGGTGCCACCAAAGTTCAAGGGCAAGTATCCAGATCCACCGTTGGTCACAGTGATTTGACCAATGCCGCTGGGACCTGTAAATGGTGCCCCAACAGCAGTTGCACCAGCACCATTGCCCAGAATCTGCACACAAGGTGCAGCCATGTAGCCTGTGCCAGCGTTGTTTACAGCAATGCCTGTGACCACACCATCTACTACTGTGGCAGTTGCTGACGCACCATAACCTTGGCTGTTGTTGATACCCAAGCGCAATAGTGGATGAAAACCCAGCACGTTGATGTAAAAGGTTCCTGTTTCATCAAAGTATTCGCGACTGTCGGTAACATCCACCCAAAGTGCTTCGTAGTCTTGTGCGGCTTGCACTTTGATTGTGCCAGTGTAATGCACCAGATCATACTTGATTGTGGTCAAGCTGGCACCAGTTGTATTGATGTGACTTGAGTAGTATTCGGTGAGATAATGAGTGCTCAGCGGTTGTGGATTTAGTGCCCAGTCTGGCCAGCTTTGTGGTCCAGGTTGTGGCCAAGAATTCTTGCCATTTATAGTGGGAATGGTCACAGGTTGGCTGGCAACAAATTGTGGTAATACTGAATCCACAATGTTGCAATCGCCTCTAGCACCAGCATTGTCATTGACAAATGCTGCCTGCACATAGTCACCTTGTGTGCGTTCAATGCTGTAGCTGCCAGGTTGTGCCAAGATTTCCATGGTGTCTGCGGTATCTAGCACAACTTTGACTCGGCCTAGACTGGCGCTAAGTATAGTCATGTCTTTTTCGATTAACAGTTTATCGCCGGTTTGGTTCAGCATTCTAAATTTAAATGCACTACCTGTGATGTTTACAGGTTTTTCATCTTGGTTGATGAATTCAAAAAGCAAGACGTTGTCTACACCTTTGTTGACGGTTAATTGTTTTGCATACACTGGGTCATACCTCGCTGTGAAATACCCACCACTGGTGTCAATCAATAATACCCGAATGATTTGTTGATATAAGTAAATGGTGGTTGAATACATAGGATCCTCGATACGTATTTATGGGTAACAATATCTTTGAAAAACTGGCGGAAAAATATCCCTTTATAACACTGTGTGTCTACGCCAGTCAAGAATATGTGGGTATCGTGCAAAACAGAGATGACGCTGTTACAACCATCTACGACTTTGGTGCTGTGCTCACACAAGATGACAAGCTGGAATTTTTAGAGCTGGCCAACACTTGGTGGTGGGAAAGCAATCGTAGCATACCCATCAACATATTCTTACGCAGGGACTGGGATCGATTTCGTTTTACCCTGCGCACATTCTCCAACAAAGATCTAGAAATCCTACACGGGCCTGTGTGCAGCCTGGTAGACATTGCTCGCAAAAAGAGCAAGCGCAAATCAATTACACTAGTTCGTCGTATTGAGTAAATTCATATGCAAAGCCACCAAGGCTGCATAGCTCACAGCGTGTGACTTTTTAAATGTATACCCACGCGATTCATCACCGTCCCACACTGACGCAAACACTTCCGACCAGGGTTTTCTTTGTAGGTGTGCCTTGCCTGGCCTAATAATTGATATAAAAGCAGCCATCCTGGGTATCGAGTCAGGTTGCATTGCCACCATCAAATCCACGTAGTTGCCCACGTGAACCAACTGAGAGGCCCAGGGTCTGTCTGTCCATAGTCGCTGCCATGGAGGTGTTGCTGACAACATGGCTTCGTAGTGTGCAGGATCCTGGATCAACTGATACACACTCATGTTTAACAAGTCAATTTTGAAGTAACCACGCTGTTCTGCTGTTTCATAGTCTATGGCTGCACAACCGTGTTCGCGATCTTCAGGAATGTCTGTGATGTAGATGCCAGAATTGTGTCGACGCACCTTGCCGTCCACAACTTGCCTAGCAGGTGTGTGTTGGATCAGCTCTAGTATTCGACTACGATCCGGAACGTCGATGTCAATGTCTGCGCTCATGTTCTACACAGCGCCACAATAGTTTTTAATTGCTGTTCGGCTTCTCGAACAACACCCAGGGCATCTGCCACAGCAGGATACTGTTCAGCCAGGCGTCGGGCTTCGGCTTCTTCGTCACGTTTTTTACTCACCCAGTCAAGTAAATCTTCAGCATCAGGATTCAATCCAACATAATACTGACCCAGATTTAAAGGTTGCCAACTGGTGCCGTTATACATTTCCATTCGTTGATTGTTGGTGTTGTATTGTAAAGATCCAACACTCATGTAATTGCTGTTGTTGACATAGTTACTACTGGGGCCGCCGGTGACTGCAATATACTTGCCAGTTTGTCCAATGTTTCCTATCATACTAATTTCCTTGCTGCTTCTAATTCCGGGATATAATCTATCAATTTGATATTTCTCGATTGATCTAACTTGTCATTGAATTCAAAAAACGCTTTTAACTTTTCCAAATCCAATTTAAAATTATTGCTGTAGTGCATTATGAATCCATCAATAAAACTTTGAACCAACAAGTCGTTGTGATAAGATTTCATTTTGGTAATTGCATTAAGGCTGGATAATACCATGTCCTTGTTTGGAAAATTCAAAGGTGAGTATACATCGTCTTCAGTTCCTGCAAAATTACAATGAATCAAGCAACCTGGAAATTCTTTTTCAATGAACATAAACAACTTGTCTAATGCCCAAATGTTGTAGATAGATACAGTGATATTAAAACTAACAAAATGTTTTTGTTGCACTAGATATCGACAGTTGTCAACAATGGTGTCCCAGTTGCTGGGCCATCGAATATAGTGATTTAAATTTTCAAAACCGTCAATGCTGATAGTAAATTGAAAATTTTCAAAATGTTTTAGTTGTTCTCGAAATCTGGAATTAATTTTAGTTGCATTAGTATTGACAACCACTTCAAAATCAGTAGTTTGATTTTGTATGCACTTGTCAAGAAATGTGTAGAAGTCTGTCATCGCAGTTGGTTCTCCTCCAGCGATGTATAATTTTTTTACTGTGTTCAAATTTACAAAATCAAAATTTGAAAATTGTTGCGGTTTAAATTTTGCAATTCCTATTGCATGATATTCTTCAGCAATCAAATGACTGTTCTTTGGTTCACATGTTCTGCATTGTAAATTACAAATGTTGCTAGGTCGCACTTCGTAGTATACTGGTTCTTGAATTTTAGATAAATCATTTAGGCTATGCAAGTCAAGTCTGTTGCTCCACACTATTGTTTCTTGAATTCTTGCACTACGTATACCTTTTGATTCTAGATTGTAGCAAGCAGAACAATGCTCGGGCATTTTGATACCGTTGAGCATGTTGTTTCTAATTTTTACATAATTTGAATCTGTATTAAAATTCCTAAGTTCTGACAATGGCATAATTGTAGTTTCTGACCTGCAACAAACTGTGGTATTACCATTGTCAGCCAATAGCTCCATGAAAGGAAAAATACAAAAACTTTTATTTTGTTGGACCAAACTCTCAAAAAAAGTTATATTTTGACTAAAGCTAGGATCTATGTATTCAACTGGCACAATTTTAGAAATTGCATCAGCTGCTCGTATGGTGTTGTAAAAAGCATCAGGGTGGGAATACTGTTCCTTGGGTTGGTCAAGCACTATGACTTTGTTAAATTGCAAGGCCAACTCAACTATTCTGCTGTGCTCTAAATCATACACACTTGAGTGATAAAATCCTGGTCGCGCCAATTCCAAAAAATTTATCGCACCATCAATCTCTGAAATTAGGCCATGACATTGCATTGCATTAGATTGTGCCAACTTTCGAGTTTTTACATCTGTATCTTCGGTGTTGTTCCCCAAACAAAGTATTCTCATTACCATCCCGCTTGTTTCAATATTTCTCGTGCATACTCTGTGTCTGCTGTATAGTCTGCAAATTTCTTTTGCCACACATCCGAATCTATGTAAGGCCATATCATGGCCACTTGGTCGGCTGTGAGTTCACCCAGGAACTTCTGTCCTGACTCACAGTTGTATATTACCCAAGGGCTAATGCGTCCTGTTGTGACAGCATAGCACATGGCATGACTACTGCCATAGCGCAAACAATCATGTGCAGGTGCTGAGTGTTTTTCACTCCAATCTATGCCAAACTCCACTGCTCGTGCCAATGCATCTGCCACTGCTTCTACTTTCAAATAATCCAGCAAATATTCTGTGTAGATTTTGTCACTGCCCCAGTTGTCAATCTTTTTGTTGTGCTTCAGCAACCACTCTGTAAACTGTCTGGGATTGATTGCCCGGGTGCTCACACAGTATCTGCCAAACTTCACAAAGGCCCGGTAGTACGGTGAGTCTGCAAAGTCATCAAATGTTTTGAGTCTGGCTGATCCTTGTGCAATTTCATAGAATCTTAAGTAGGACTGAAAGCCCAGTTCAACACCGCGCTCTGATCGTTCCTGTCTGCGGCGTTTGGCTTCACACAGATGCACCACAAGACTTTCTGCACGTCGAAATGTTTTCTTGCAGTAGCCGCAAGTGAGTTCACTTAGTGTCTCTGCCATGGTCTCGGATGTATTGATCAAGTTCTTTCTTTGTGGTCATAGAGGCCAGCATGGCTATTTCATCTTCTTTGTATGTGGGGAATAGCTCAGCCAACTGCTTTTTGACGGCACTGGCACCTGCGCCTGCTTCTTTTTTCTTAGGTGATATCCAGTTGTGTCTGGGTGTGCCCATGTCTGGACTCACCGCTGTAGCACACAGCCATTGTAGTTCAGGATGTTTATTAATGTTGAAAAAGTGTTTGTTCAATCGCTCATTGGTAGAGATCAAATAAAACTCTTGCAATTCTCTTGAACCTTCCACACAGCTGGCCCAGCGAATCATGAGATAGTTTGAAAACTTCTTGCGTTCCTCGTCTGTGAGTTCGCGATAGAAGTTTCTGTTCTTGCGATCCAGTTGTCGCATCTCATTGGCAATGTTTAGTTTATCGCTCATCTACTTTGATTAGTTTGTATATTACTATAGCACGTTCCAAGGCATCTTGTAAAGCAGGATTGGTTTTAGATAGGCGCCGGATGTCGTTCCACATTTTATCTTCACGCATATGATCAACCAAGGGTCTACCATCTGCGGTGCGTTTGTCGTAGTTAATTTGATGACCTGTCACAGGATCGTACCCGTAGCCTATGAGTTGTCTGGTACTGGGATCAGCACCTGATTCACGAGCATACACTTCATTGCCCACACGTTCATAAATGTAGGTGGCACCTGGTTTAAGGGTTCCCATATTTGTAGCCATATTGAAAATGTGCCCAGCGTAGGAATCGTTCTAGCACCTCGCGATCATCTGGATAACTTTCCAAG